GCTTCTTCGAGCAGTTCGCCGACGCCGGTTTTCTCGACTGGTGTCATGGGCGAATTCCCGCACTTCAGCTTTTTGCTTTTCTCCGTGCTCATTCACACGTTGATCGAAACCGTTACATCAAGTACGGGAAGTGGTGGTCGAGTACTTTGCTCGCGAAGCATCTCCGACAGGAGTGCGAGGATCCCCCGTTTGAGGGTGCGGATCTGTACGCGGGACTAACTGGAAGCATGCGCTTCCAGCTTCGCTACATCGTCTGTTATGACGGAGGTAAGATCGGTTTGAGACATTTTCGATTTCTCACCGGGATACAACAGTTGAAGAGGAATTTCCTTCCTGTTGGCGAAGACTTTGTGCTTGAGTCCCTTATCAAGCATCGTGCGGCAATGATGAAGCCGCCGGGTCCCATGGACGCAGGATCACTCCTGATTGTTCCTGAAGACGCTCGACAGAGTGTCAAACGCGTTTCTTCGACGCCTCACGATTTTGTTGAGGCGGTCACTTTGCGAATGCGGAAGGTCCTTTCTGGTTTTGGACCGTCGATGCCATCGATGATGCAACCATCTGGCTCGGCATGTTTCGAGAGCTCCCGTGCTAAGGGAGGTGGTTCTGCGTACATCGCGGATCGTTACCACTTCGAAATAGAACCTGACACGAATGCTATTCGTGACTTCTCTGGTGAACTGTTGGCGATGGATTATCTGCCGGTTCACGGTGTCAAAGAGATTCGTGGATTTCCTTTTCCACGCGTTGCCCATGTACTTTCGGATGTCGAAAAGTATCTCTTTGAGGATAATGAGAAGAATTTCCTGAGCTCTGCTGGCTCTGGCGACCCTCGTAGCGTGAAGGCTCGGGTCGCAGCAGTTTTGGAACCTGGTAAGGTACGTACTGTTACCGCCGGGGAGGCAATACCATATTGGCTCTCACGGTCCTTTCAAAAGGATATCCATAGTTACATAAGGAAAATTCCGCAATTCTCTCTTTGCGGTCAACCCCTCGAGAAATGGCATTTAAAGTTTCTCGATCGTCTCTCAGGAGAGTATGGCTGGTTTCAAGGCCGTACGGTTGATGGTGAGGAGACCGTCTGGGTTTCTGGCGATTATTCCGGTGCGACCGATGAGATTGATATCCGTCTCACGCGCGCCTGCCATGGACTCATGATGGAGCAGCTGCTACGACATCATGGAATTTCGTCGTATGTTGGCAAGTGCGTAGC